TGCTTCTTCTTTAGTTTCAAAAACATCTTGACCATCTATCTTTTTTAAAGCCATTTGTACACCTGTTTCTTCTTCAATATCTTCTTTATCTTGTATTGTAGGGTCAACTTCAGTAAATTCTAATGGCTGTAACGTAATAAAGTATAGGTTTAAGGCTATATCATTAAAAGCTAATAGTTGGTCAAAGGAATCAATTAAAATCTCCTGAAAAGGCCTTATAACTGTGTTATCCATAAGCAAAGATGCAGTTTTAATTTCATCTGCATTGTTACCTAGTCCTGATTGATCTTTTATACCTAAAAGCATAGGACTTACAATTCTATGTGATAACATAATCTTCTTTGTAGATTCTTCTGACAAGAATTGATATTGCTGGTGTGCATCAGATAATTGTACTGGAGTAATTTCTGCTTGTGCTTCTTTATTGTCATTAAAAGCTAGAATAAATTTCCCAGCATTGCTCGATCCCGAAAATTTACGTGCAATCTTAGCTTCAATTAATTCTCTTTCTTGTTGATTAGGAGTTCCATTATTAAAGTTAATTAACATAGAAGGACTTAATCCATTCATAATGTTGTTTAGGTGATAGTTACTTATCTCCTCCTCTAATTCACAATATTGTAAACCTCCTTGATATGATACTGGAGAATAGTAATAAAACCCACATTTGTATGGTTTTACGTAATATATCTCTATATTTTCTTTAGACATACCATAAGCTGGTATTCTCAATGGCTCATCACCTGTTTTTAGCTTTGACCAGTCATTAAAATAGTAATATGCTGGAATATCTCCATCTTCGTTTGCTTTTGCTGCCCTTAGAGTTTCTATTGGCAAATGTTCTAGCATTGCTATTTTTTTTCTGTCTTTTGTATATATTACTTGTATAGCGCATTGACCCATTAAATAAAAATCATTACATAGTTTGCGTACCATATTCTTTTTGAATAAAGATACCATTTGTGCATATTCATTAGGTTTTCTAGAAGCATCAGTAGCGTTTAGACCTTTACCATAGATTTGTTGAGTAATACCATTAATTGCAGCGTGATTAGTAGGTGAGCCATTAAATCTATCCAAAAGGAATTGGAAATAGTTGTTGTCTGCTCCGTATTCTATCCAATCTTTACCTTTTACTTCTTTGATCTCTGGACTTGTATAGGTACTTAAATTTACAAAGCCAAATTCTGATACTTTGTTTGCTTTTGTAAACTGTCCTAATTTATTTCTGTTTCTTTTTTTCATATTACTAAGTAATCATTATTATAACCATCATATTCTGTATATTGACCTTGATTTATTTGGTAATGGTCGTTATCATTCAATTGGTCTATGTCTTGGTCTGTACAGAAGATTCTATCTCTATAGATGTCTTCTTTTTGGTTTGCATCTGTTTGCCAGACCTCATCATATAAGTTCCAAAAGCTGTAATTAGTATTCCAATAATTAAAGTCTGCATACAAATGTATATCATAAAAATGGTTTTCTACTAAAACTGGATTAAAAGTATTACTAAATGTAAGATAATTTCCAGACGTTGTTGCTGTTGTTACACCATAAGCTACAGTAACATTTGTACTGTCATCTCTGACATCCATTGTAAAAGCATCTGTATAACTTCTAGGTATAACAGATATTGTTTGTGCTGCTGTCGATGTAGTTAATATAATCATTACTTATATAACGTAATAAAGCATACAATTTGTAAAAACAAAAGAGCAAAAAAAAAGCACCCAGAAAGAGTGCTTGATTTTAATATAGCTTATTTAGATTAAGCTGTAGGGTCTATTTGAGTAGCTGAAGGTGTAACTGCTGCGCCTAAGAAATAAGGTGCTGTTTCTTCCATTCCCTCAAAAGTCAATGTGAAACCACTTAAATCTCCTGCTGCTGCTCCTGTAACTACTGTACCACCAGTAACTTCCATTCCGTTTTCAAATCCACAAAGGAAATTGTTTCCGTAGTAATCTTGTACTACAATATATGGTCTAGCTACTGCAAGAACTTGTAATTCTGCTTGTGTTTTAGCATCTAAATAAGTTAATGTTAAATTTAATGTTTGAGTATAAAAAGTAGTACCATTTTCTCTAGAACTTGTTACTGTAGTTTCTAAAGATGAGTTACCTTTTACATCAAATTCGTACCAAACTGGTGCTGGTGAGCCATTAGTGATAGTTGCTACCTTTGTTGAAGAATCTACTGCAACACTAGCAATAGTTCCAAAGTCAGCAAAATAAACACTTTTGATTCCTCCAAAAGCCGATTTACAAGGTACTTTTCTTCCTGTGTTAAGTGTACACGCCATCTGATTTATATTTTATTTTAAAAAAAAAGGTAAGTAGATAATCCTACCTACCTTTATTTATTGGTTAATTAATTTATTATGCGTACTCAACAAGGTCAGAAGCAATTCCGAACTGAACACCACTTGTGAATCTCATAATCATTCTCACGTTTTGTGATCCGTCTAAGTCTTGCATATCAAGAACTTTTACTTCATTCATATTGTTAAGTAAGCCAGTACCGAAATATAGGTTACTTCTTTGTGCTGCATACATTTTGTCATCAGACATTCCTGGACAAACAAAAATCTTAACACCATTTACACTAAGTGAACCATTGTTCCACCATTGTGTTCCTTGATTGTTAACACCATTTGCTCCTAATCCTGCTGCTGCAAACCCACCAAGAGCTTGAACATAGAATTTAGCTGCACTACTAGGAATGTAGATAAATAAATCTTCTTTTCCGTATAATGCACCTGGAATAGCATCAACTACTTTTGATAATTCTGCAATAATGTTAGTTGCGCTTAATCCACCACCTACTGCTGCTACTTGCTGACCTGCTGGAATATCTCCTGCTGCTGCACTTGCTGCAATAAGTTTTTCAAATCCATCAAAAGAATTGTTAGATGCTGCTGTAGTATCACCTCTCCATAGACAAAATTCTGTGTTTTGTGCAACTTCTGCTGCTACGTGAGCAATCATAAAGTCAGCGAACTTAGGAGGTAAAGTTTGACCCATTCCAAATCCCATCTGTGCGCTTTCCCAATCATTAACAAAATCCTTCTTACATAGTTGTAAATTTACTTGTAATTCAACTGGCTCTAAAATTCTCTCTGTAAGAGTTACAGAAGAATTAGGGTCAAAATCACAAGATGCTGGACTTACTAAACTACCTGTAGATAATTTTTTGATTACTTCTTTGTATGCAATATTTGGTTTTACTGATAAACCTCCGTCATCAATAGTCGAAGCACTCAATAAAGCTGCTGCAATATATTCACCTGCAAACTCACCTGCATACGTAGTAGTGATGTTTGTAGTTGTGCCTAAATTTACATTTCTTAAATTACTCATTTTATTTTTTATTTATTTAATTAATATTATGCTTCGGATGCCCAAACTCCAACACCACCTACGATGTACCATTTTGTTAATGCTACTGCTCTAATTATAACGTAATCTCCGTTATTTGCTGTTGCTTTTGTGTTAATCCAATCCTTACCTGCAACACCACCAGCTACTGAATCTGCTGCTGCGTTTGCAATACTTCCATTAAAAGAATCTGCTGAATCAGGTGATAACGTGATAATGTTATTTCCGTCTGCGCCAGTATTTCTAAATAAGAAAGTCATTCCTAAATTTCCAGAACCGATTTTCGGTAAACTGATAACTAATGCGTCTGTTGCAATATTGTGATCTATACCAGCATCTCCAGCAGGTACAGAAACTGATGCAGTCAATGTTTTTTGTGAAACTTGAACTTTTACATCATCATTTGAAGTATAACTGTATGTACTCATTTTTTATATTATTTATTTAATTTATTTAATACTCTATCTAAAGTTGTTCTAGTTTTGCTTTGAGCAAAAACTCTTTTCTTAACTTCCTTCCCTTCTGGGTTATGCTTTATAGGTTTTGCTGCTGCTTCAGAAAATTCTTCTTTTACTGTTCTAGATTTAAGACCTTTACCATCTTGGTTCATTTCTTCTTTCTTTTCTTCTAACTTAGCTTTAACTTCTTCAATCATCTCTTTTACTTCTTCAACAGCTTCTTCTAATTCCTGTCTAGAAACATAAGACATTTTTTCTTCTTCTTTTTCTTCTTCTAAGTCTTCAGTAATTTCTTCTCCATCTTCAGCTTCTTTTTGAGGAACTTCGTCTGACACTTCTCTTACATCACCGATAATTCCTTCTTCTGCTACTACTACCAATCTTCCGTCTTGGAGTAAATACTCACCAACAGGCATTGCTACTTTCTCATCATCTGTCTTTATGAAAATCTCTTTTCCTTTCTCAAATGATTCAGCTTCTACTAAAGTTCCGTTTTCTAGCTTTTGTTCTTCAAGGATGACCTCGATGTTTAAAAGCGTTTTAATTTGATTTAACATTTCACTTGGTTTCATATTATTTATATAACGATTATTAATTTAAATTTTGCGTTTTTATGTTGTTCTTGTTATTACGCCAATCCCTTGCGCCCATATATCTCCATCACAACACTCGATTGAATAAGTATTTGTGTCTTTACATAAACAGGCTCTCGAACTTCCTTTTGGAGATGTTCTACTCGGTATGTAAGTTGAGTTTGTACGATTTCTAGGCATTAGATGTTAGTATTTCTTTTATTTTACTTATTACATCCAACGCTGACATCTTTTCTTCAACGCTTTCTTTAGGTCGTTCCATTTTGTCTGCAAAGTACCCCTCAATAGAAAAACCCTTAACTTTATTTGTTTTAACATATTCATCCCACACTTCTTGGTTATTAACTTTAACTGCTCCCATCCAAGTACCAACAGGAACATCTAATCCATACTTCCTGGATTTATCGTGAACTTCATCTTCAACTAGCCAACTTTCAACCAATGTCAATCCGTTTAATTCGTGTTGATGTTCTAGTGTTGAATTGTTTTGTTTACCTTTTGCAAGATATAATTGTGATGCTTTTGCTACTGTGTCTTTTGAGAAAAAGATGTAATAATCACCATCTGGTGAAGTTCTAAAGATCGTTTTATTAGGAATCAACAAAGCACCTAATAAGATTCTTTTTTCTGCGTTTACTTCTGCAAGTTTTATTTCCTTTTCTTTTTTTAATGCAATGAAATCGGATTCAATTGCAGGACTTTCAACAATTGATATAGCATCTATACCACTATCTTCTTGTTCTTCGTCTAAAATTAGCTCAACTATTTTCATAACTATATAACGTATTTATTATTCGATTTTGTATTTATCCTATTGTTGCTCCTTCAATAGTATTTCTTTCTAGGCCTTGTGCTGTTGTAACATCACTTGCAACAACAAACGCTTGTACTGGTTGTTGTGTTTGTTCTCCTATTACATCAGCTAATTGATTTGTTGCACTTGCTCCTACTATATTAAATGAAGGAGGAGTTGGTGCTGCTGGAGCAGGAGGAGGTGAACCACCTGCTGCTGGAGGTGTCTTACCTGCTAAAGTTGGCAGCTTAGTAGATGTAATTGCTTTTACTTGCGCCATACCAGATACTACTGCTGCTGCTGCTGCCACTGCACCTAAAGCTGGGCCGATTATCGGAATACCTGCCATAGATTTGTAAGAATCTTGTGCAGATTGGAAGGTACTTATGGTAGCTGCTGCAATGGATGCAGCCTTACCTGCTGCTGTTTCCTCACCTAATACAGAAGCCATATTTCCTAAAGTTTGAGTGGCAATACCTAGCTTTTCTTTGCTTGTCATATCTGCCCACTTTATTTCATTTTCTGCATTTTTTTCGTTGAATTTGTTTAGTGCATTAGTTTTTGCTTTCTCTAATCCTTCAGTTGCAAGTCCTTGCTCCTTCGCAAGTCTGATTAACTCGTCATAATGCTCAATAGTTTTTTGAATTTCTAACGCCCTGCGTTCATCTTCCGTTACTGCTTCTGCATCTCTTATCTGTTTTTTAAGATCAGCTAATTGTTTTTCTGCTTCTAGTTCTGCTGCTTCATCTTCTGCCTTTTTTGCTTTAGCTTCATCGTCTAATGCCTTCTGCGCTGCTGCTTCTTCTGCTTTTAATGCAATAGTTTGTGATGTTACCTCTTTTTGTTTAGTAAGTTTTGCTGTTTCTAGCTGAATTAGTTGCGCCCTTAATGCTGCTTCCTCATCCAAATCTTCTTTTGTAGATTTACCTAGTGCATTTTCTTTAATTTTAGCATCAAGTCTAAGTTGTGCTGCTTGTATTTCTTTCTGGGTTATCTCATCTTCTAATGCACCTGCTTCTTCTAGGAACTTTATACGTTCTTCAACTGTAAATTTCTCTTTGTTGACTGCTTGTTCTAGTAATTTTGCTCTTTCTCTGTCTGCTTCTGCTCTATCTACCTGTAGTTGTCTTTCTACTTTGTCAGCTTTTGCCCTCATATCTGCAATTTCACCTGCAATACGACCTTCTTCTTTCAATTCATTAACTAAATTCTTTGTCGATTCAACAACAGCATCGGTTGCCATTTTAACAGGGTTCAATCCTTTGTTTAGTGAATCTAGTCCTTTACCAGCATCACTTAATGCACCACTAAAATCACCAGAAAAGAGTTTAGCTATAGCACCTCCTAGAAAACCTAGACCTTCAGTAACTTTCTGAACCTTATCCATTACAAAGTTTTGTATCATATTAGAGAAATCCTCTAGAACTTTACCTGGTTTTGTAAATATGTCTATTATAAGTTCACCTAAGTTAGCTACTCTATCTGCAAATACGTCAAAGACAGCACCTAGTACACCCATTACTTTAGCAAACTTGTTCTGACCTTCTTCTGATCTTGAAAAAGCAGCAGTCAATGCAGTTATTGTTATAACAAGTAACCCTAATCCTGATGCTTTGATAGCACCACCTACTGTTTTGAAACCTTTTGTAACACCTTTTAACCCACTAACAGCACCTTTAAAACCAGAAATCATCCCACCTGTTGCTTTGTCAGCAGCATCCTGCACTCCACCTAAGTCTGATTCTGTTTTTTCTAGGTCTTTATTTAAGTTATCTACATTCTTTTCTGCTTGACCTGTGTTTACAATCAAGTCATATTCTTTTGTTACTGTTGCCATTTGATGTTGTTTTTAATTTGTTTGAATGCTGATTTAAAGTTTTTAGGTAAGGCATATTTGCCTTGTGCAATCCTTATGTTTTCAGTTTCACCTTGCGCTAATTGTAAAAGGTCTATTATGTTTTTTATCATTCTACTACATTTAATAATTCTATACTACTTTTACCTGTTGTCAAATCAGTTGTTATTGAGTTGATTTTATAAGTGTTTTGTTGGAACTGCAATTTGTCGTTTAATTGTAAGTTGTAAAATATCTTTAATGGTAGCATTGCACTTACTTTTGTTAATCTTCTTTGTCTGTTAAACACTTTGCTTATATAAGTAGAATATTGATCTTGAAATAACGTACCTGCATATTCCACACCATCATATTCATTAATCTCTGGTGCAAAATTGATATTAGTTGTATTAGATGTTCCTATCTCTAAACTGTTAGATGGAATAATATAATCATCTATTTTTTCATTTTGTCCTGAAGTATCTTTTAATGAAATGTCATCACCATTTTGTTTATATATAGCATAGAAAACTAGTGGCAATCCATAATAAGGTTCTTGGTTGTCATCTACAAAAAAACCATATTGTACTGTTGTATTTGTAATTGAAGTTGTAACTCCTGCATCTATAAGTCTTTCATACATTACGTGTTCAAAAGGTATATCTACTTTATATACATTATTTGGTGCATCAAAAGTAGCATTATCTAAAGTAAATTTAGTAGCACCCCAAGGAATGTTGTTTAGCTGGTTGTATTGTTTAGCTAAAAACGTGCCAACACCTGTATAACTAAAAGCAATCTCTTTAAATGGAAGTGCAACATCTACTGTTGATTTGGTTACATCTAAATATTGGTCAATGTTTATAGGAGTAGCAGAACCTGCTGCGTAATAACTGTCTAATGTTCTAACTACTATTACCCCTGAACTATCTACATAAGCTGTAAGATTAAACATTTTAAAAATAGAAGTTAAGAAATCTATTACTGTCATTTCTGGTATTTGCTCTGTTATGTTAAAATCTACAGTTGCACCAGTTGTGAATGTGTTTTGATTACTCCAAATATCAGTACCACCACCACCACCTTGACCAAGTACACCTACAGAAATAGTCCATTTAATTTTAGTTGATGCAAAAGAAATAGGATTGATTGAGCCTATTGATATTGAATAACTACCTGCACTCAACATAGTAGAACTTGTATTAAAAAAGGTTTGTGGCCCTGTTATGCTTTGTCTTTGCTCATATATTTGGCTGTTTTTAAAAACCTGTATTGTGTATTCTATTGTATTATCAGTAGGTTCTATTTCTAATTTAGTTTCGAGATATTGTGTTGTTCCGTCTGGTGTTTGTTGACCATCTGGCATTAATGTTAAGATACCATTGATTTCGTTTGTGTAACCTGTATTACCTGATGTTTTAGTAAGGTCAGAAAGTGAAACCATATTTAATGTAGCTTGTCTTGCTGGTTCTACTGTTCCTTTTTTTCTATGCAACCACATCCATAGATTGTAGAATTTAGTATTAGAAGTGTTATTAAAAAAGTCATTAGAAAACGTAATCTTTTGTGTACCATCATCATTTTGGTATCTAGTTTCTGTTTCTATAGCATCTATAATCCTTTGTAACCTTATAGCAAACTTTAATTGATTCCAGTAAACTCCATTTGCACTACCTGTACCCTGCCAATATACATTGTTTGCTGCTGGTGTTTGAGAATTGTAAGTTAATCTATCTGTGTGTGTGATTAAAGGTGCGCATATATTAGAAGTTGGATTTGTTGTTAACTTAGTTTTGATTGTACTATATTCATAAGTCGTATCATCAGCAGAAAGTTGTGATAATCTAGATAATTGGTCATCACCTAATACGTCTTTTAAATTTACTGTATTACCAAAGAATGTAATTTTATACGTATGTGGAACGCTGTTTTTAAGATCAACTCCTTCAAGTTTTATAAAGCCTTCTTTAAATGGAATAGTATTTAATTCTATTTTACTTCTTACTTTATTCCTTGCATCAAAACCACCTCGTATATCGAAGTTGTAATAATGTATAAAAACCTTGTTGTTTACTTTTGAAGCTGGTAAAGAAAAGGTCTTACTAAATTCTGTAAATATCTTACTTATGTCTTTTACGTTTTGTATTGTTTGAGTAAAAGATACAGTTTCATCTTTAAATAAATCTATCCTTTGATAGGTTGGACTTGATGCAGTAGGAGTAGTATCAATATATAATTGTAGTTTTTGCATTTATCTAATATTCTGTATTACGTCAAATGCTTCTTCAAAGTCAATAGTATATTCAATTAATCTATCATTTAAAGATGTCTTAAATGTCATATTAGATGTTTTAACTATAACAGGTATGGTTTCTTCACTTTTATCATCTTGTTCTTTTGGCCTTGTCATCCATACATACTCACTTAATAATAGTTCTTTAAAGAAATCATTAGCTGTTTCAGGATAGTAACCTGAACTCAATGTATGAGTTTGTTTACCTTGGGTGTTAAACACTTTTACAGGTGCATTTGATTTTGTATAGTCTGCATATTCATCCTCTGGTATTTCCAATGTGTTAGATTGAAATTTTTCATTTGTTCTAGTTAATGATTTAACTCTCTTTAAGAAAAACCATAAATCTTGTTGAACACCATATCTATTTATAAATGTAATCTTTCTTCCATCTCCGTATTTCGTGCAATCGATTCTGTTAATAGTGCATATATTACCTTGACCTGATGCTGTAGTATCTGTTGTGCTATATGAACTCATAGAAAAAACACCACTTGAAGTAGTATAACCTACATAACCTGCAACACCAAAAGGCACATATATTTGCCACCTTAACGAACTATGGCCATCTTGAGGTGCTATTAAAAATTGTGCGCCACTTGCAAAAGGAACTGTAGGGTTTGAACCTTCAGAATAATACCCATAGGCTTCATAACCTTTATCAGTATAAGTATTAGTTGCAACTGCTGTTCCACCCCCATTAACTTGTGGGTGTGTAGTAACGACTGTAACAATATCAATATGATCTATTGCATAATTTGAGGCATAAGTAATATCAAGATAATCTCGTGCAAGTTCTGATATATCAAAGTTACACCCAGTAGATGGACTTACGTTTTTAGTTAATGTATATCTTAGTGTACCCCCTATTGTTATAGTACACTTTGCAGACAAAACCCCTGAAGAAGGTATATCTATAAATTTATATTGAGGACTTCTTAATGCTATATTTGCCATAGTTGTTTATTTTTCTCCGAATATTGTTTGTCTTTCTATATCTAAAATGAAGCCTTCTAAAAAATCATCTCCATACCTTTGTAATCCTACTTCAAAAGGTTTTGAAAAAAACATATTAGCTTTTAAACCTTTGTTATAAATGCTTCTTGCAATTAAATAACTCATACTTTTATAGCTTAAAAACCTACCAGTTTTTTTGTCCTTCCATTGAAATTTCTTTTTCTTTATCCAGCCACTTTCTGTTTCTGGGTTGTAAAGTGCTTTAGTCAAACCACCTTTTGGGCCAGTACCACTTCCGTATTGAAACTTAGATAGTGCAGAACTTGTTTCTGGATATGTTGAGGTTTTACCCTTTACACCTTTATCTACAAATGCACCATAATCTTCCATAAGGAAATCTAGTAGAAAAGCGTTTGTTTCAACATCAAGATCATAAGAAATAGAGTTGTATAAATCACCACCACCTTTTTTATCTTTAGTCAGATTTGACTTTGATTGTTGTACTACATACTTTGCGTACTTTTTTATTTGTTCTTCTAAGTTTTCAAATTTCATTAGCAGATATATATGTCGTTATAAATTAGCACATCCATAGTTACTGTCCATCCTGCTAGGTTGTTTTCAAACCTATCAAAGAAAGGCAGACAAGTAGGGTTTCCATCAAGCTGATACATTTCAGTATAGAGTTGGCCTTTTCTAAGTCTCTGTATTAGTCTGTTTACTACTGCTAATTGTGTGTTAAGAATGTCTTGCTCATTGTTGTTACCCTTAAATCTGTCTATTGTTAAACTCTTTGAGAAGTCAACTATGTCCATAGCTAATACGCTTATGTTAAATCTCAACACTTGTTCCTCATCAACTACAGAGTTTACTATAATATGACCCATAGGAAATATGTCTTGTTTGTTTAAATTAACATCTGATAAATTACCTGTTGTTACTGTATTGATGTTTTGGTCTTGTAACAACTGCTCTTTTATAGTTTCTGTTAATTGATAAAAACCTCTTACTCCTTGATTACTCATTTAAATTTCTTTTTAATTTGTTTCGATTCTAATTCGTTTTTTTCTTTTACAAAAGCTAACATCATAAAACACTTGTGTACATTTAATTCAGAGATACTTTCAAGTCTTGTAATATCCCCTCCAGCGAGTGAATAAAGTGATTGATACCACCCCCATTTTCTTGCAAAGACAGATACTCCGTCAAGGCTTCTGTTTGTTGACTGTCCAAATAATTCGTCATAGTTCTCGACAAGTCTATCCCTAAATTCCACAAAAAAAAAATAGAACTCAAGACTGCATCCATAGGCATATCTAATATATCAGGATTATCTTCAGCTTTATATTCTTCTATACTGTACTTGTCTTTTAGCTTATGAGCAATAGGCCTATACAAAACATTCATTGCTTTTTCTATATTATCCCAATCACCTATGTATGTATCTAGGTCAATGTACTCACCTAAACTAAGATCATCTAATTCAGGATGAAATCCGTATTCCTTTTTATTGATTTTAAACTTATGTACTAAAGCAGGTTTTTCTTCAAACAATCCAGACAGTATCTTAACTATCTCTTGCGTGTCATTAAACTTTAACTTCATTACCTGGTCTAATCTTACATTGCAGAATATCTCAATCATCTTTGCTTGTATAAACCTTTCATCATCATTTGCATTTTGCATTTTAAGAAAGTGCTTATATTGTTTTAATGTAACATCTTTTAGAGATGTGGGAATGTCGATACTTAGTTTCATATATATATAACGTATTTAAAAGTGGATTTTATTTTAAGTAAAAATAATAAAAAAAAGGCCAGTATTTCTACCGACCTTTAATTCAAACTAAACAAAACAAAACTACTCACATCATATCAGCTTCAAAGCAATTGTTAGAACAATATTGCTTATCCTGATATAAAGGCTTTTCACAATGATTACATTGGTATTGTGGTGCATCGATTGGATTTAAATGGTCAAACCAGTCTGACATATTATAGGTCTTTTAAGTTGTTATATTTCTTTTTTAATTCTTCTAATTCTAAAAGTGCTTTATTTCTTTCATATCTATATTTGGAAATCAAGCTGTCTTTTACTGTATTGTCTTGTGTTATTCTAGTTATATAAAACACTACTTGTATATAAGCATCTACAACTTCATTTAATTCTTTGTGATCTGGCTTTTGTTTTTTCCATTTCTGAAGAATCTCTGAAACAAGTATAGAGTTGTTTAGGTATTCTAGATTATGTAGATTCTGTTCTGCATCCATACTGCAATATACGATTCTTTACTTAATTTACAAAAAGTTTAATAACTAACTTATGTAATATGTACCTCTATTAGGGTTCTGGAGTTGATAACTTACAGCATATCGTATAGCATCTATGCAATGATTCCATTTGTCTATTGGAGTATTAGACTTGCGTTCTAACCAACAATAGTTGTTAAGTTCTTTGATGAGGTTTGTACTGTCTGCATCTATCACCAAGTCATAGTCTTGTAATAGTGATATGCCATAGGTTACGCTACCTTGCCCTTTGATTGATGGTGTTATGTTACATCCTTTTGATTTGACTTCAGATAGTAGTCTAGGTTCAGCACTATCACCTACAATTAAACTACTCTTTGCGTGTTTGAGATTCAGTAATGCTATTTCTGATGTTGTTAATCTTGGAAGAAAGAAACACTCTTTTAGGTATATCACTTTGTTGTTAGTATCTATGTTTGTCTGTATCAAGGTTGAGGGATCACTTGCAAATCCAAAGTCTTGACCAAATACAGAAACTCCTATTTCTTTAAACCTGCCTATCTTCCAATTAGTAAAGATTACACCTTCAGCTTTTGCTAACCATTGTCCAAGTATTTGATGCTTATACTTTTCAGGCCTCCTCTTTTTAATGTTGTCTATTTGGCTTATATAGCTTTCTGATAAGTTGTCTATGTTGTCTAGGTAGCTAGTGTGGATATATGTAGTGTTGTCTTTTGTAACATTGCTTCCTTCCATTATTCCCCTTTCTTCAAAGAACCTGGTATATATCCAATGCTCTTTAGTAACAGGATTCAAGATCATAATAACTCTGTTTGTTTGCGTAAGGTCTCTTACTGATAAATCTATCTTGTCAAATATAGCCTCGTCTGTTAGTTCCTCAGCCTCATCCATAACCCACGTTGTAACACCTTGTAATGACTTTAGATTAGCTGTCTGGTCTCCTGATGATGTCTTGATACCTTTAAACAATATCTTGCTTCCTGAACGCTTATTTCGTATCTCGTCTTTTGTGATGTAGAAATCGTTTTGTATGTCTAGGGTTTCTAGTTTGTCTATAAATTCTGGGATGATAGATATGTAAGCAGATGCCAAAGTGTATCTAGTAAATAGAATAGTATGTCCAGCTTCGTATGTTAGAAGAACCAAGAGGAGGTTTATTGAGAATGATTTACCAGAACCTCGACCTCCAGTTACTATGAAATACCTAGAATCTGCATTAGTAATAGGTGAATACTTTTTGTTTATCTCAATCACTTAAACTT